AATTAAGGTCGAAATGTAAAGCGATAATCGTTTAGCCTGTTTAACCATCCTGTCAAGAATTTAGCGTTTTTACCTACTCCAATTGCATAAAAGAATCTTTCTCTTTCAGCAGTTAGTGCATCAAATAATTTTTTAGGCTCTATTGAGTTAGCAAGTAAGATTGTTTTTGTTCCTATGATTCCGTCTACTGTGCAAAGTAAGCCGCAATGATTGATAGCAACTTGTAAAGATTTACCAGCTTGTTTTACTCCGCTTCCCCAAGCCATACCTGTAACAAATATTGCAATGTTTTGTGAATTATAAGCATCACCTCTAACTGCATCCCAGTAACCTTTCTTAAATATAGCAAACCAATCAGCTGCGTTCATTAAATAGAATCTTGAATCGTTATCAGTTCCAAAAAAAGATACCCACGCTTTGTAAGTTATTCCTACGTTTGTGTGATATCCCGTTTTTCCCTTGTAAGGAGTTGGACACGGAAAGCTGGATGCTGAATCCGATTTATCTCTAGATAGTCCACCTTCCCATTTCTTGGTAAAGGCAACGTATTTTTCTATTAATGTCATTTAAGGTCTTCTAAGGTTTCTTTACTTCTTTTTGCAAATGACTTGAACTTATCCCATACGTTTATTCCGGTAACTGAGAAGTAGCTTTCGTTTATACTTTTAATCTCCGTGTAAACGCAGAATGTAGTAAATGCTTTTGTCATTAGTAAATCAATTGCAATGAAGTGTCCTAGAATATCAGCTACAACGTATTTTTCTAACAGGAACACAAATACGATTGCTCCACTATATAAAAGTGTCTTAGAGATGGTGTGAGATAGTCTACGAGAACGAATTGATTTCCATCCGCTTTTTCGTACGCTTCTCCAGATTCCGAAACACGTATCTAAAATAATAGACAAAATTGCAATGATTACTAAAGGTTGAATGGGTGCTAAAATTGTGCAAATTGAGAACACTAATAAGGTAAGATTTGATTTCATTTTTGCACTGTTGTTTTATTTAGTTTAGCGAGAAAAACACGAAGTTTCTCAACGTTAGTTTCTTTAGGTTTATACACTTTAGTTTTTACAGATACCATCCTATGTTGTTATTGTTTGAATCAGGAAACATATCGTTATTCTTGTTTGCTCTATACTCTGGAAATAAAGTCTGATTAAATGACATGTAGTCTATGAATCTTTCCGTGTAGTGTTGAGCTATACTTCTTTCTTTTTCAAGTAAATAGTCAACTTCGTTTTTATCTACGTTTTCTGCGTTCTCAGATGAATGTTTATAAACTCCTTTGTTTGCAATCGTGTAAGCTGCGAAAGGAAGATATTCCACCATTCCCCAGTGGATCAACATTGGTTTAACATAAGTGGTAACTAAACTCAAATAATTACCTGCAAGAGTTCCTGCGATAACATCCGCTTGTAACTTTTGGAATAGTTTAGAACCTAAGTAATTTTGTATGTGAATATCTTGTGCAATTTTGATAAACTGAATAAACTTATCCGTATCAACGTTTCCATTTAATGCAGTGTATTTTACGATGTCATCACGAGTTATAAATAGAGCTTCTGCCATTGTTAATTGTTTTTAGGTAAAAATCCTTGATTCGGCATATCAATAGGTCGTGTTGAAACAAGTTGTGGATTAGTTACCGTATAACCATATTTAGCAGCTTTTGCTTGTGCTACTTGTCTTTGATTTGGTAAGTCTAATGCTTTGCCTGACATTACTGCATATACTTGCTTATTCCATCTATGATGGCAATTACCACCGCCTTTGTAAAGCCAAATAGAATAAGTATCAGCTCCTTTAGCACCCCAACCTGCGTTTACCACCTGATTACTCATGTTTAAGATATCTTGTTTACGGTAAAGTTTGTTAGCTTTTACCATCGCAGTACAGAACTCTCTAGGATTCTTGGTTAATTCACCTTCGTATTTGTATCTCACAACGAATTTAACGCCATCAATTGTTTTATCTTGCTTATCCGTTATGTTAGGTCTTGCATCACCCGTAGAAACAAGATTTACAATCTTACTTAAAAGACTTTGTTTATCTTCTTTTGCTAGGTTTTCGTTTTCGATATCGTCATTGTCGTAATCAACAGGTTTTTCATCAATTAGAATCCAACTCGGATCTGCATCTTCTCCTAAATCAATCAAAGCATTAGTATGTGAGCTTAAAGCAGTTCCATCTGTTCCTGTTTCTTCAGCAACTTGGTCTGCAGTTTGCGTGTTTTCAAGGTCTGTGAACTCTAAAGGTTGTAATGTTCTAAAGAATAATTTTAAACTGATTCCGTTAAATGCTAGAATCTCATCAAATGCTTCGCATAACTCCTCTTGCATTGGACGAATAACCATATTGTCAAACAAGATAGCAGAGTTTTTAAGCTCATCTGCGTTAGAACTGAATCCATTTGAACTAGCAACTCCAAATAATAGTGGAGATGTAACGTTATGACCTAACATAATCTTACGTAAACACTCCTCTGATAAGTATGTGTAGTGTTCCGGAGCATCATTTAAAGGAATATCATCAACAGTTGTTTTGGATTCTGAGTTGTCGTTGAATGCTACGATAACTTTTTGACCTCTAGAACCTGTTAGCTTATTCATTACTTTAGAAGTAATCATTGCTTGTTGTTCTTCAGTAGGTACTCCGTTGTTAAAGTTAACTACTTTAGTTCCTGAGAATCCATTTTGTACTTCGTTGATTAAGTAATCTGCAATTTCTTCTTCCAATAGTGCATAAGGAACTGAACCTTGATAGTCAGGATAAGAATAATATTTCATTCCTACTGAATAAGGTTTAGAGAATAGAATCTCTACCTTATCTTTTGACATACCGAACGCAGAATAACGAACAGGAGCAAAATTCTTAACATCTGTCCAATCGTCAGAATAGTAATATCCTGCAATTTCTCCGTCTTTATTACATTTTTCAGCACGAATTAAGTTCACTGGCATATGATAAGCCTTTAGAATCTTATCGTGTTTATCATTATAGTGTACTTGGATAGCAAATTGACCTAACATCTTTCTATCTAATACCATTTTACGGATATCTTCTTTGCTAAATAAACTCATCATTTGAGCATACTCAGAAGGTTTACGGTTAGCGTCTAAAGCAGATAGTCCTTTTCCGTAAACAAGTCTACCAATATTGTTTATAATAGCATTGTTTGTAGTAGAGTTCGTGTATCTATCTATCAAAAAAGAATAGTAGTTATTGTCCTCACCATACTCAACCCAATTTTCTCTTTTAGATTCTTGGATTGTAGGCGTTGTGTAAGCACTTAGGCTTAGTATGTGTACATTATCACTCATAAACTATGAAAGTGTTTGTGGTTGCATTAGAAGTATATGTTCCGTTGTTTACGGAAAATGTTGATACTGATTGATTTGTACAGAAAACTTTATCCTTATGACAGATAGTTGATCCGTTTGATAGTAAAAGTGTATATGTATGATTGTTTTTTAAAGCAAAAGTTGCAGTAATCGTATTTACATAAGCTCCCTGTGTTGAACTTGTAATAGCAACTGTTGTAGTTACATTTGTTTGTTCATCAGTTATTGCCATCGTTGTGTAATTCTCAAAGCGAGGAATAAACGAAAAAGTCTGTGCTGATGTAGAAGGCGTTAATACTATCATACTAATTAAACGTACAAACTCTCAAATCGTTTTGAAATAGAAAAGGGGTAACCGAAGCCACCCCTTATCAAACTATGAAAAAAAGAATCTATTATACTTATACGATTGTTGTAGTAACTCCAAAGACATCTCCAGCTTGACCTGTTAAGTCAGCTTCAGAAGAAGCATCTAACAAGTTAGCTAATAATTTCTCAGTTCCTACGAATGTCAATGTGTAACCATTCATATCTCCCATTGCAGTACCTGTAGATACGTTTGCAGTAGTTAACTCCATTCCGTATTCAAGTCCTGCTAAGAAGAATTGATTGTTACGGTTTCTAACTACAATGTTAGGACGTCCGTAAGATAATAATTTAACTAATTTATGTGTAGCAGCATCTTGTTTTTTAAGAGTAACTGAAAGTGTTTGCTCTACAAATGATGTTCCGTTCTCACGAGATGAAGTAATTACTTGGTCGAAAGTATTTGTACCTTTTAATTCAAATTTGTAAAGTGTTGATACGTTAGCAATTGTATCAATAGTGTCTGTTCCTGTTACATAAGCTAGATCTGTAGGATATGTATAGTCTCCAAAATTAATGAAGTAGATTGCATCAATACCACCAATGGCATCTTTACATACTTCTAATCTTCCGTTTGCGATATCACAAGCCATTTTTTTATATTTTTTTTAGTGAAACAAAAAAGGGAAGGCATTTGACCTCCCCTTTAAATTAATGTCTGTTAATATTAATTCGCGGAGTCAACAATTCCGTAAGTAACGATATCCTCAGCAAATCCGTATTTAGCATCTGCAGTAAAACGCATAACTACACGAACGTTTTCTGATCCGTCTAAGTCAGCCATATCTAATACTTTAACTTGGTTCATATCGTTCAACAAACCTGTTGCGAAGTGAAGGTTAGAAGTGGTAGTAGCAATACCTGTGTTATCAGCTAATCCGTTAGCCATAAATACTGGTAAACCATCGAAAGAAAGACTTCCGTTTGTGTACCATTGTGTACCTTGATTGTTAGTACCATTAGCACCTAATCCTGAAGCACCGAATCCACCTAAAGCACGAATGTATGCTTTAACGATGTTTTGAGAAAGGTACAATTTCAAGTCAGGTTGACCGTACAAACGTGAAGGAATAGCATCAACGATAGAACCGATTTGAGCAACAACGTTAGCAGCAGTAACTGTTGTACCTGCAACTTCTTGTGCAGATGGTAAAGCAGCGTCTGTAGTCAATTGTGTCATGATACCTGCGAACTGACCTGCAGTAGCGTTAACTCCTGTCCAAATTGTTGTTTCCATTGCAGAAGATACTTTGTTTGCAACATATCCGATAAGGTAATCAGAGAAAGATTTAGGAAGTACATCAAATGCAGAATATCCCATCTCAGCAGCTTGCCAAGTTGAATGGAAATCTTTTTTACACAATTGTAAATTAACTTGGAACTCCTCAGGTTGAAGAACTTTCTCAGTCAATGTCAATGTAGATGTAGCACTGAAATCACAAGTTGCGTCTTTAACGACTGCATCACTTCCGATTTTTTGAATAACTTGTTTGAACTTTACGTTCGGGTGAATAGTTAAACCACCTTGTTCTAATGTTGGTGCAGACAATAAAGCTGCGGCAATGTACTTACCTGCAAATTCTCCAGCGTAAGTAGTAGTAATTGATGTTGTAGTTGCCATTTTTTATAAATGTTTGTTAGTTAATATTATTTGTTTAATTTTTCAAAGATTGAATCCAAAGAAGTTTTAGTTCTGTTTTGTGCAAACTTAAACATCTCTACTGGTTTCGTGTTTTCAGGATTGTGCATAATCGGTTTTGGCTCTTCTGAAAGTTCGGTTGCTTCTGTTGCAACTTCTTCAACTTTAGAAAGCAATTCCAATTTAGCTTTCAATTCAATATTTTCTGTTTTTAATGCTTCGATTTCTGAGAAGAATGTTTCTTTAACGATAGACTCAACTGTTTTCTTTGGAGCAGATACTTCTTCAGCAGCAGCTACAGGAACTTCAGGAGCAACCTCATCTTCAGGAGCTACTTCTTCACCCATTGGAGCAGGTTTAACTTCTTTGATCATTCCTTCTACTTCTACTACTAAAATCATTCCATTCTCTAATTCATATTCACCAATCGGCAAAGGAATTTTTTGCTCATCTGGAGTAACGATAAATACTTCGTTGTCCATTTCAAATGCGTCTGCTTCAAGAACCGTAGTTCCGTCTGCTAACTTCATCATTTCTAAACTCACTTCCATTCCTAGAAGTGCTTTGATTTTGTTGATTGTGCTATTTTTCATAAATTGTTTTTATTTATATATTATTTAAACGATTGTATTTTAGTTATGTTGTATTTTTATCCGTTCTGACGAATGATTAATGTAGTACCTGAACTAATTGTTACAGATACATTTTCAGTTCCTGTAGTCGTTCCTATGCCTTGTGCTTGAAGACTACCATCGCAACATTTCGATGAGTATTTTCCGTTTTCACATAGACATCCTCTTTTACCACCTTTTGGACTTGAGTATCTCGGTGTTTTAAATTTTGCCATCTTCAATAATTATTTGTTTGATTTGTTCCAATAATAAATCTTCTCCACTTAACATTGACATTTCTAACTTGTCAGCGAAGTAACCTTCGATTGAGAATCCTTTTACTTTACCTGCTTTAACATCTTGCCAAACTTCCTCGTTGTTTACCTTCATTGATATCATCCAAGTTCCTTTTGGCAAATCAAAGCCATAAAATCGGGATTTATCCGATTTACTATCGTCAATAATCCAACTTTCTACAACCGACATTCCTTTAAGTTTCTTGTCGTGTTCGTATGTAGCGTTGTTTTGATTTGAGTTCATTAAGAATAACTCTGATGCTTGACGAACGGTGTTCTCAGAAAAGTATATGTAGTATTCTTCTTTTGTCTTTTCGTTTACTCTGTAGATTTGTTTGTTAGGAACTAATGCAGCACCCATAAGGATGCGTTTCTCTGCGTCTATTTCTTTTAACTCTACTTCGTGTTTTGCTAGATAAATAAAGTTTTCCTCTATTGCTGGAGAATGAACTACAGAAACTGCATCAATTCCGCTTAATTCATCTTTTGAGTCTATTACTAATTCAACTATTTTCATAATATTAAAACGTTTTATTGTACTAATGTTGCATTTTCAATTCTGTTTCTATCTAAACTTTGTGCAGTTGACATATCACCTGAAACCACATATGCCTTCATTGGTTTCTGTTGAAGTTGTCCAAGTTGATTGATTCCTGAGTTTCCTACAACGTTAAAGTTTGCAGACATAACTCCACTTCCTCCAGCTCCACTATTACCTCCTAAATCACCACCGCCACCACCACTTGGTGCGCCTCCTCCACCTAATGATTTTAATGCTTTAGCAGTCGCTGCAATATTTGCTGCTATTCCAATACCTGCGCTAATTTTATTTATGGCTAATTTGCTTGCTTTATATGCTACACCTGCAGGGCCCATTAATGCTGCTGCTGCACTATCTGCTGCGTTTGCAGTTTGAGTGCTAATAATAATTTTAGCAATACCAATAGCAGATTCTGCAACAACTGCTGCTTTTTGTACTCCTTTGGATTTTTCAAATACTCCTTTAATTAATTGTATTCCTGCTAATGCAACATTTAAACTTTCTTGTTGTATAGCTCTCTTTTGTTCTGCTACTGCTAGAGCTGCTGCAATTTCTTTATCTTTTGATATTTTAGTTGCTGCTTCTTCTTTTAATCTTGCTTCTTGTTTTTGCTTATAGTCTAAGTCTTGATATTTTAAGTTGATGTCATTCAACTCATTCATTTTAGCCAGTTCTATTTCTGCTAACGCATCTTTGTTTTCTCCTGCTAATGTTTCTAAAGTAAAGTATTTATCTTGTACTGCTAATTCTTCTTTTTGTTGATCGTTTAAAGTATTGAGATGGTTTTGCTCTGCTATGTCTTGGATTGAATTATCAAACTCCTGTTGTCTTTCTAATGCAAGACGTTTAGCGTCAGCATCTGCTTGGTCTACTACTTCTTGTTTTGCCTTTGCTGCTGCTGCTGCTTGTTCTCTTGCTTCTTTTGCTCTATCCTTGCTATTTTGAATTGCTGTTGCTTTAGCATCGGCATCCATCCCCTCAAGTTCGGTTGCTAAGGCATCACGTTGAGCTTGTGCTTGAGTTAAAGCATCAGCTGCGGCATCATATTGTTTTTGGCTTCCTGTTGATGAATATTTTAAATACAACTTCATTGCCGTATCTACTTCTTCTTCTAAAACAGATAATCGTTTTTTCGCACCACTTAAAGTAATGTTTGATAATTCCTTGTCTGATGCACCTCGTTTTTTTGCGTTGTTTAATTCACGTTGTGTTTGTCCATCTAAAATATCCGCATAATCAAAAGTTGATTTTTTAGTTTGAGCAATTTCTTCATTAGTTTCTTTTAATTGTTTTTCTAATTTCTTTTGCTTTTTTTCTGCTTCTTCTGTTGAATCTCCAAAAGCACCCATTGCATTTGCTGCAACAGCAAGAGCAGTAATTAACAAACCAATTCCTGTAACTGTAAAAGCTTTACCTGCAGTTGTCATTCCTTGAAATGAAGTTACTGCTAAATCTTTTAGTTTTTTAAAGGAAGTTCCTGCTTTAAAAATACCTTCAACACCATCTGCTAAAGCCATTGCAGATTGAACTTTCAATAATGCTTCTTCAACCTTTCCACTTTGTATTCCTAATACCCCAAGCGAACCTTGAACTGCCTGAAATCCATTTAATACACCTGTAATACTTCCTGTAATTGCCTGAAACTTTCCTTCAATACCAATAGATTTTAACGTTTTATTGGTTTGCTTAATTTCTTTCTCAAGAGATCGTACATTATCTGCAGCATTAGCAACCTCTTGTGATGAACTGCCAAATTTATCTGCTAATTCCTGAACTGCTTGTTTAGCTTGTCTTAATTGGTCTTTTAAACCACCTAAGTTGGAATTTATTTCTAATTCTATTACTTTCTTTTCAGCCATCAGTTAACTTTTTTACGTGCGTTTTTTCTTATCTCTTGTCTTGTCATTTTACGAAAGGAAGTTGTGTAAGCATATTTCCCTTTGGCTATGTCTATGTTTTCTGATACCCCGTAGTAGTTGTCTATCGAAAGCATTGCTATTATGTTCTTTATCATTGTTGTAAGATATTTATGGTTCGTGTTTGTGTAATTCCACTATTTAATGTGTAGGTAACTAATACAGGGTAAACCGTTCCTGCAGTTCCACTAGGTAAAGTAACAGTTACCAACTGACTTGCATAAATTAAACTAGGCGTAATAGTTACGTCAGGATTAGATGAAGTCATTAACGCAGAATAAGTATCGTTTACAAAGTCAATAGATAATTGAATGTCTCCTCCATCAACTCCTACGTTTGGAATCTGAGTAGAATTTACCATCGGTCTAAAGTCTAAAATCAACTGAAAGTTTACCTCTCCAGTAGTAAGATTAGATTGCATTGAATTAATGATGTAGCGTTTATCTCTGATTACTAATCTATCGTTTAATCGTAGTCCTGTAAGTAAAGCAATAGGCAAAATAGTTTTAACGCTAATCAACCGTTGTTTTAAGTTGTAAAGATTATACAAGTACGAAAAGTAGTATGTACCAAATAACGTTTGTTGTACCGGAACATTGAGTATAGTGGAAATGTCAGGTGCAAAGTTTAAAGTGTAGTCCGTTAAGTTGGTGTATAGGTCTTGACCGAATGGTGTGTAGTTTGTAATGTTGCTTGTCGTACTTCCGTTGTTAAAATGGAAGTCAACGTCTTTATTGTCGTATTGATAAAGCAAAATTGGTTTAGGAACATACGGAGCAAACTCATTGTTTAGTGAGTAGCCTACTTGTAAGTTTGTACCTGTAAATTTAGTCTGTAAAAGATTCTCAAATGGTACGTCTAAAGTATATTCATCTCCATCATACGGATATTGGTATGTCGTGTTTCCGTACTCTCTCATAAACAACTGACTGAACTGCTTGTTTAAGAATGATTCGGAATCCTGATACTTCATTGTTATCTTTTTATAGAGCTTCATTCTGTCTACGTCAATAGTATCTACGTCTGTAAATGGAGAGATGTCCACTATTGCTCCTGCTGAATACCAATCGTCTAATGGTTCTACTTGAAAACTATTGTCCGTGATTCCGTAGCAAGTCATGTTGAAAATCTTAAGAATCCCACTAAAAAATTCACTTATCTTCATCACTGGAGATAATGATGCTAAATCTGTGTTTAAAACTAACGTATTTGTATAGCAGTCAACTTGACCAACTATTGGGAAAGTAGCACCACCTGTAACTGCATAAATTGTGTATGTAATTTTGAAATGAACTGAACCTGCTGCATTTGACCTCACTTTAAATGTATAGGTAGAGTCTAATCCAATTGTATTTTGAATGACAATAGAAGTTAATACTCCAGTACCTATAAAAGGAGTGCTTTGGTATAAGTTCCCATTTTGGTAAATATCTAACACATATCCTACTCCACTTGTAGCTGAAAATACATTAATTGAAATATTATGCGTTGTTAAATTTGGATTTTCGTAATCTTGAAATTTAACTTCAATCGAATTATCAGTAACATCTATTGAATTGGACGCATCATTTGAACTTGTGGTTATGTTATTAAAATCTACAATTTGTGATTCAGTAAAGAAATTAAATTCATTTTTGTTTTTATACCACAAAAACAATTTTGAGAATCTATCGTCACTTAGAAAGTTTCCGTTTAATGAAATTCCGTATTTAGCTGCAATTTGTCCAAAGATTTTACTTACTCTAACTGCAGGAAATAACTCCCCATAATGAATGTGTCCTGCTGTGTTGTGTATGTCACTAGAACCACTCGTAGGTATCGTTAACCAACTTGGAGTAATTGTCGTAGGTGCTTGACCTGTCCAAGTCCAAATTCTCTTAGAACTTATCAACGGGTATTTAACGTGATAAGCATTTGTATCGTCTGTTATTCTATTTTTTACTTCTGTACCTGTGTATGTGTGGTTTAAATCTGTGTAGTTTAAATCTGATAATAAGTCCTCTCCAAAGTGGTCTAATAACGTTCTCCCTTCTCCGTAAAAAGATAGTGAGTAGCTTTCTGCTTGTCCGTTTTTTAGTTGTGCTTTATCAATCTGAATTTTACCCCTACGAAAGAAAGTTAAGTCAATTTCGATAAAAGCATTTCTACGAATGTTGTGGTCGATTGTCGCATCTACATCACTCTGGTAAAAGTGTTGTAAGATTTGATTGTTGTAAGGCGAAGCAGGAACTGTGAAACTTTGTGAAAAGTCCGTGTAAGTTTTGGATATGTCCGCTACATTCTGTTGCGTTGACGTTACCTGAATTTGCTCATCGTTGAATAGTTCGAGTTTTTGTCCTTCGATATATACTTGTACCTTTCTATTCATTACACTACAGAATTAATTGTGTCGTAAGCGTATTCAAAGTCGAGCTGGTAGTTAATCATATGTGTGTTTATGCTTTTGAAAAGCTCAGTTGATTTCGTGTTTATCTTAACTGGTGATTTGTCTAGTAAGATTCTTTCGCTTAACATTAGTTGTTTAATTACCTCTGAGTAGCTTTCGTTTACCCAATCGGTGTTTACCTTAACTTGTTCTTTTGCGTTCGTGTTAAATACTTTTCTTTGTCCTTCTAATACATCGTAAGCAGGATAAGTTTTAGGCATTAAATTGTATTCCGTGTTTTCAACATTGATTGCTCGGTTACTTGCTTTAAAGAACCACTCAGTTTGCCACGCTCCGTATTTGTTTACAAAGTCGCATCTTACAGGCGTGTATTTACATTCTTCTTTAGGTTGAAAGGTTGCAGTCCATACCGTAGTACCTGCATTTATGATTTCCACCTTGTTCCCTGCACTTAAATAAGTTGAGTACACTCTTGGAAAGTCTTGTACGTTTAACGTTCCCAAAGACGAAGTATTGTTTGCTCCTGTTACTAGGTTTGTATATTTGATTGTATCTCCTGAAATGTTTTCAATTGTCAAGTGTCCGTAGTTTCCTGTTCCGTCTAGATAATAGTTGTAAGTTCCTTGATCCAAATGAACTCTAAATAAGTTAGGATTTGCTCCGTCCGTGTAATTACCGTAGCCTTCGTAAGCTCTGTAAAGTAATGTTGTTCCAAACTGAACGAATCCACCTGTAGTTTTCTTGAATGTCTTCACTCCTACCCAGCACCATTGAGCTGAAGGAGTAGGTGCGTTACTTGTTGTGATTGCTTGTAATGCGTTGTGATTAATAAACTCACGGATGTAAGGGGATAAATCGTAGTAAGTCGCAGGAGAACTTGACGAAGGAATGTTTTTACTCAACGTGTATGCTGGAGAAGCAGGTATTGGAGTACTATTTCCATTCCATAAGAATACCTGAATCATTGATGCAGTTTGTGATGCTTCGTTTATTGTTAGAATGTGCGGTGAACGTGCAAAAATTCCCATTATTTTTTAGTTAAGTAAATTGAATCGTTAAATAATTTTATTGCATCCACTCCGAATGCGTCTACCAAATCTTGTGGTAATTTCTTGTATGCTTTTTCAAATGGTCTAGTAAAAAACAAACTAGGTTTGATTCCTTTCTTAAATATGTATCTTGACAAAGCAAATTGTAAACTCTTTCTACTTGCAAACTTTCCGTTTTTTCGTGGTGCTAATCCTTTACGAACTGCCCATTTATCAAATGCTTTCGGAGGCGGTGCTTTAGTAGTGTACTTGTAAGGCGTGTTAAACTTTCTTTCAGTACCTGATACTCCTTTGTCCTGATACAATCCGTACTCCTCCATTGAGAACTCCATCTCGAATGAATTAGCGTTAGCCTTTACACGTCCTTCTATTGAATCGTAAAGTTTACCTCCGTCTTTTCCTAGCTTACGCAAGTTCTTCTGCGATTCGCTGATGACGTAGTTTTTAAACCTGTCTAATTCCTTTTGAAGTTCACTCTGCTTCATCCTTTGGTTTACTAGCTTCGTTTAAGATATTCAAGATTGGAACTCCGAACTTCATCGGTAATTCACTTAAGATTGCTTCCAATTGCTTTACTTGTTCTTCTGATAGTGTTAACATAGTCCGTGTTTTAGATGATTACTACTCCAATTGCTTCAGCGACATACTCATTCACCACTGAATTATCAGTACCCCAAGTTAAGAATTGTTCTTCAGTCAAGGTGTAATTGTCTTGTGATAATGTCTTTCCGTCTTCGGTTAGTAATTGCCAATAGGTTGTGCAAGTCGTTGCATCCGTTGCAAAGTTCAAAACTAACACGGATAATCGTGTTGCAGTACCTTCGTTAAGTGGGTATACGATTGGTTGAATCGCTACTCCGTTTGTTTGTGTTGTTTCCATATTATAATAATAATGCCCATCCTGTGGACTTGTTAATGTATAAACCTTCTGCTCCATCAGTTTGATAAACTTGCAATCCAACTGCTGGAGATGAAATTGCAGTGCGTTGTGCTGAAGTCATGCGTGGAGCAAGAAATCCTTGTGTGGTACTTGTAATTTCCATCACCGCAGTTGTTTGTGTTGGTGTTCCAACGCTTAATTTATTCTGCACCCTCGCAGTACCATTAACGTCTAGCTTGAATCCTGCGTCTGTGGTGGTGTTGATGCTTATGTTGCCACTATTAAATAAAACAAGTTGTTTCGTTTTATTAGAAAAAGTTCCAAATGTTAATTT